TCCGTCATAATGGCGTACAGTTTAAACCTGGTGCTCTTATTGAAGGCTTAACAGAGGCAGAGGAAAAGCGCCTTGTTAAATTAAAGTCGGCTGAATATGTCATCTCACCGGACGAAGAAATTCAGCAACAACAGCAATCTGAAAATATCTTTACAGTGGATCCAGAAAAATTTAAAGAGTTAGCAGAGGCTTTAAATGATTTATACAACGCTGACGAACTAAAACGTGAGGCTAAAGATCTTGGAGTGGATTTAACAGGTATCACGAAAAAAGAGGATGTAATCGCTGCTATCATCAACCAAGGAAAAGCAGACGATTTACTTGAGGATGAACCAGATGGAGAATAAGAGAACGTTTAAAGACTTTATTGATGAGGATTTAGACGTTTTTTTTAATCTTGATGAATTTGCAGAGGAACATGAGATTGAGGGTGAAACTCTTATTGCAATCGTCGTTGATCAGCAGTCAAATGATAGTTTAACAGGTTTGACACGTGAACAGCTATACACTGCACAGTGAGTCTTTAAAGAAACAAAGACGATTTATGTAAAATCGGCTGATTTCTATATTCCAAAGGTTGATAGTGTTATTACACTTGATGGTCAAGAATATTATGTTGAAGAGGCTGGAGATGAAAAAGGAGTTATCCGTATTGTCATTTCAGCTAATGAAAGTTAGGTGATATTATGGCACAAATTCGTGTCACTCATGCAGAGCAAATTGAAGCGCTGTTTGAAGAAACACCAAGGCAAGCAAAGATTGTTTTGTGGCGTGCCATTAATCGAGCGGCTACTGCAGGGAAAACAAGGGCGAGCGTTAATATTCGGAAAGAGTACGTAATTAAGGCTGGGGATGTTAAACAACGTATTAAAATTCGAAAAGCAACAGCCAATGCTTTATCAGCTCAAATCCGTGCAAGTGGACCAGTTATCCCCTTAATGAAGTTTGATGTTACTCCTTCGTCTCCTGAGGGTATGCAGGTACGTGCTCGTGTAAAAAAAGGCAGTAGAAAACCAATTCAAAATGGTTTTGTTGCCAGAGCAAACGGGCAGGTAAATGTATTTACTCGCGTAGGAAGTAGCCGTTATCCGATTCAAGGTAGATACGGTCCATCAGTAGCTCAGATGATGGGGAAAGATGAAATTGTTGATGATATTCAGAATCGTGCTCAAGAAGTGCTTGATAGTCGTCTTGAACACGATTTGAATCGTCTTCTGAGAGGTGAATTCTAATGCATGCACTCGATATTGTAGATCAACTTGTGGCGTTTTTACAAAATGCCATGAGCGACTATTTATTACCGACTAAAGAGGGGGTAGAAAAGCCACCAACTGTATATGACGGTTATTTACCAGCTAAAAAGAATGTACGACGAGGTGAGGATGATCCTGAACAAGAGGATTATCCTTTTATTATTGTGCGTTATTTAGGTGATGAAGACGAATTGCATAAGCAAAATAATATTGCTTTTAAGCTATTAGTCGGTACGTATAACCAAGATGAACAACATGGTTGGAGAGATGCACTTGGCTTGATGATACGTATTAAAACAAAGCTTCGAGAAGAACAGGCAATTGGTTCAGCTATGCTAACAGGTAAAATTAGTACCGGACTTTTTGAAGAACAATTGAAACCGATGTGGCACGGCATGATGGAAGTCGAGTTTGAAATGCCACAGATTCAAACAAAGAATAGGAGTGTGTTAGATAGTGAGTTCTATTAAAGAAAGTGTATCAAAGGTTACTGTTGAACAGGTCACAGAAACGATTACTGAAGCTGCTGTTGAATCTGGCAAGGTAAAGAGTAAACCTGAAAAATATATGTATGTTGGACCACCAACAAAAACATTGCCGAAGTATGCAATTTATGAAGGGGGCTTGCCAGAACATGCAAAAACTCATATTGAAGCATGCCCAGCATTAAAGCCATTATTTATCAATCCAAGTGATTTAACAACTATCCAGTTAAAGTTAGCTGACGGCAATTCTGTAGAGGCTATGTTCTATAAAAAAGCTGAAGAATATTTAAGTGAGGTGAAATAACTATGGCGTTCCGACATGGTTCTCGTGTAACTGAAATTCCAACCTCCATTTCTGTACCTGTAGAAGCAACAGCCACATTACCAGTTGTTTTCGGTACTGCACCGATTCATTTAGCAAAAACATCAGAATATGTAAATGAGCCATTCATTGCGTATTCATGGGAAGAAGCGATAACAGCGTTAGGGTATTCAGATGATTGGGAAAAATATACGTTATGCGAAATGATGGATGCAGCGTTTCGTCAGTTTAATGTAGCGCCAATTGTTTTTGTGAATGTACTTGATCCAGAAGTGCATAAAGCATCCGGAAACGAAACGGTACCTGTGGTTAAAGGAAAGGCTACTGCAAAAGCTGATGGCATTTTAAAGGATTCACTTGTAGTGAAATTAACACAAGAGACTGAAAATTCATTAGCGAAAGATGTAGATTATATTTCTTCTTTTGATGATGACGGTAAATTAGTAATCGCGTTAATTACGAATACAACGGCTGAATCTATTCACATTCAATTCGACAAATTAACACCAGAAGCGGTTGATGGTGATGATATTATCGGTGGTTACAATATCGAAACAGGAAAGCGAAAAGGTTTAGAGCTATTAAATGCAATTTTCCCGAAATTCCGTTTGGTACCTGCTCAAGTGTTAGCGCCGAAGTTTTCAACAATTCCAGGTGTAGCTGCAGTCATGAAAGCAAAAGCCTCTGCAGTAAACACCTATTTCCGAGCATTTGCTTGGGATGATATTGATACGACAGTCGTGAATCACTATCAAAAGGCGAATGAATGGAAAAACCAAAATAATTATGTAGGTTATAATGAAGCACCTTGTTGGCCAATGGTTGCTCTTGATGACAAGCTTTATCATATTTCTACCCAGGCGGCATGTTCAGTCGTGAAGGTAGCCAATAGTAACGGAGACTATCCGCACGAGTCACCATCCAATAAAAACTTATCGATGAACAAAATGGTGCTGAAAGATGGTACAAAAATCGATTTAGGACCGGATCAAGCAGAGCTGTTGAACTCTCAGGGGATTACAACAGCGCTTAACTTTATGGGCGGTTGGGTTCTGTGGGGTAACTGCACAGGTGCATTCCCTACGAATACGGATGTCAAAGATATGTTTATTCCAGTGCATATTACACATAACTGGATTGCTAATACAATCATCTTAACGACTTGGAGCAAGGTCGATAAGCCTATTACGCGCTCTTTAATCGATAATATTATCGATACAATGAATAACTGGTTTAACGGCTTGCATAACAGAAATGTCATTCTGGGTGGTCGCGTAGAGTTCCGTAAAAGCGATAACCCAACAACGGATTTATTAGGCGGTAAATTACGCTTACGCTACTTTACAGCCGAACCTGTTCCTGCTCAAGATATTGAGAATCTACTTGAGTTTGATCCAACGTATTACAATTCATTATTTTAATTAGGATGGTGAAAGCATAATGTCAGCAATTATTCCAGAGAAGTTGAATGATTTTCGGGTGTATGAGCCCGGAAATCCAGATTATAAAGGTATTTCAGATATTCAGTTACCTAGCTTAGAGCCCTTAACAGAATCTATTAATGGGGCGGGTATTTTAGGTGAATATGAGTCCCCAGCATTTGGCCATTTAGGATCTATGAAGTTAGTTTTAAACTGGCGTGTTACGAGTAAGGAATTACTATCGTTTTTCCGTCCAGAAGCAATGGAAATTGATTGTCGAATGGCAAATCAGGAATATCATGAACAAAGAGGTAAGCATGAATTCACTGCCAATCGTTTATATGTTCGCGGCATTCCAACGAAAAATGACTTAGGAAAAGCGCAAAAGGGCAGTCCATACGAGGGAAGTACAGAAATTGAAGTACTACACATGAAACTTGAATGTGATGGTCAAACATTAATTGAAGTCGATAAAATCAACTATATTTACAAAGTCAATGGCGTGGATTATTCACAAAAATTACGTGACGCATTAGGTCTATAAATTTAGGAGGGAACTGTAATGAGAGTACCTAACGAACAAACTGCAGTAGAAGCTACTCAAAATGAACAATCACAAGGAGATTCAAAAAACTCTAAAGAAAAGTCTTATGAGTCGACTGTAATAATTAAGCATCCTATTGAACTTAATGGGGTGCTTTTAAATTCCATTAAATTAGATTTTTCAAAGTTAACGGGTGATACGGTTTTGAAAATCGATGAGGAGTTACGAGAAGAAGGTATGCCGACAGGATTCGACAATATCTGGAATCAACAAGCTGTTTTAAAATTAGCAGCTCGTGCAGCGGGCATGCTGACGGAAGATTTAAGAAAGCTACATGCAGGAGATTTTATGGAAGTGACATTCCGTACGCGAAATTTTTTCATCGGATGGTAGGGAGTGATGGCGGGGCTAAATTGCTTCGTCAAACTTTCCTAGCGATTTCTTCAAATACGTATACACCTTTGCCACACTGGATGAGTATGCCTTTAACTGAACTGCAACTATGGGGTGAGGCAATGTGCAAAGAGGAGGATGAATAGTGTCTAGAACATTTGAAACGACAGTACAAATTAATGGTGCTATCGGTAGTTCCTTCACAAGTGCATTCAGAACAGCCCGTACTGGTATGACAGATTTACGTGAAGAAGCGCGGGCAGTCCAGCGTGAACTTGATCGTCTTGGCGCTGATTTTCGAAATGGCCGTATTCATCAATCTCAGTATACAGAAGAAACAAGACGCTTACGTGCGGAACTAGATAATCTTGAATCAAGGCAGCAACGTTTTGAAGCATTTAAAAACACTGTTACAAATGGTTGGAATACTACGAAGGCAGTTGCTTCTATTGTTGCAATTGGTGCTGCAACAGCTGCGGTAGCTACAACGTTAGATGCCGTGAATGTAGCAGCAGATTTCGAAGCTCAACTTTCTAAAGTACAGGCGAAAACGCAGGGTACTGCTCAAGAAATGTCTGCATTACGGCAAACAGCTTTAGAGCTAGGTGCTTCTACAAGTTTGTCTGCATCAGAAACAGTAAAAGCAATGGATAATCTTGCTGCAGGTGGTATGAATGTAAATAACATTATTGCGGCGATGCCTGGCATGATTGCAGGGGCAGAGGCATCTGGTGAGGATTTAACTACAGTTTCAAATACGGTATCTACTGCTTTAAGCATTTGGGGATTAAAAGCTGAAGAAGCATCACGTGTTTCAGATGTACTTGCTATGTCTGCTAATATTTCCTCAGCTAGCGTAGAGGATATGGCTTATGCTTTCAAATACGCAGGTAAGCCAGCAGCAGATTTAGGTTTAACTTTAGAAGAAGTTTCGGCAGCTACAGCTATTATGACCAATTCCGGCTTGGACGGTAGTAATGCTGGTACGTCTTTACGAGCTTCATTATTAGCATTAAATGCTCCTGCTAACAAGCAACAGAAGCTAATGGATAAATTAGGTTTTTCCATGAGGGATAGCAATGGCGAAGCAAAATCTCTTTCAAAAATTGTAGGAGAGCTAGCCGAAGCTACAGAAGGAATGGCTGAAGCAGAAAAGGTAGCCACAATGCAAACCCTTGTAGGTACTGAAGCAGTATCAGGCTTTCTTTCATTAATGAGTGCGGGTCCTAAAGAGATTGATAAAATGACAGCATCATTAGAAAACAGTGGTGGTGCAGCGGCGAAATCAGCTGCTATTATGATGGACAATTATGCAGGTGCAAAAGAGCAAATGCTTGGTGCAGTTGAATCAGCCAAAATCGCCT